GTCGTTACGTTGTCTCTTTCGAGCTCATGCGTAACTTACCTACTGCCCAGAGATGGACAATGGTTTCTCGTACAACGAGTCCTCCTTCCTCTTTCATCGGCATTACGGTATACGACTCACTCTTTCTTTTGCGACTAAAGCGGTACTCTAGAGGTGAAAAAACAGCCTCATGATACCCGCGATAGTTAACGTGGCCTAGCTCAGAGAGGATATGGAGGTCCTCAACAGAGAAGAGCTTGGGCGTTGTTGATCGCAGCCATTCCCAATAATAGGGAACGACAGAATGTACTGGACGACGCTTTTTGGGCGTTGAGACAATCGCATCAAATGTATACATTTCATCACCATACCCCACAAAAGGGGGCAAGGTGGCGACGTAACAAATGCGATTAATCTTTCCATAAAACATTCCGTCAACAGGAGCAAACGGGTTGTCAACCTGCTTGCCTGCTGTGGGTGGAAACGAAAAAGGAACCCTTAAAACCTTGTGATTAAATGAAGTCCGGATAATTTCGGACTCCAGATACGCCACGGTTGAAGGAATCTCAGCTTCGTCCCATCTAGTCAGGAGAGAGTTTAGTATCTTGTAAAGATACTGTTGATAACGTAAACCTTTCAAATGAGTTGACGCATTTTCCGGCAGGAGTGCCGGTCGGACGTCACATCCGTGGTAGTAGTCACCACCACAGGATTCACGAAAGTTGCTATTAACGAACGTTTTCGTTACGTTAATATTCAGGCCAAGCGCGGGCAGAATCCTGCACACATACTTGTGTATTCTTTTCGGGTAGATGAGATCATCACCAAACACAGAAAAGACTCCTTCAACTTTAGTGAGGTCGCCTATCGCTTTGATTAAGCAATAGAACACAAGAGTTTCGACTGGAAAAGTTGCTGCGTTTCCCATCGGTAAAGCTGAGTTTGTATATCTCACAGAGCCTTTGTAGGCTAAGTGATCAACAAATGTAAGCTTTAAAGCTGAGTACCACTCGCGTGGCAACACACACATCAACAACCAACGCGTTAATCCGTCACTAGCAGAAGATAAATCAGCTGTGACATGCGTTGTGGAAACAGAGTACTTCTTCGCTAACCTCTTATGTATTTCAGAGAGGCGGCGAATATCGAGCCCTGCATCA